TCTCAGCGATCGTAAAGGATTTATGGTGATGGTGGGTACGCCTCAATCAATGAACAATATATTTTATGACTATTATCAAAAAGCTCAATCAGATAAAAAATGGTTTCTGTACACTGCTAGAGCAAGCGAAACAGGAATTATCGATAAAGAAGAATTGGATAATGCACTTACCGTTATGGGAGAAGCTAAATTCAAACAAGAATTTGAATGTAGTTTTACTGGTAACGTGCCTGGTTCTATTTATGGTGATATTATCTCTGATCTAGAAGACAAGAAACAATTAACAACAGTACCTTACGATCCAAGTTATTTAGTACATACTGCTTTTGATCTTGGCTGGAAGGATGATACTACAATTGTATTTTTCCAGGAAGTAGGTCATAGCATCCATATAATTGATTGCTATGCAAATCGTAATCAAGCTTTACCTCATTACATAGAGGTTCTTAAAAATAAGCCTTATGTTTACGGTACTCATTATGCGCCACACGATATTGAAGTTACTGAGTTTAGCTCTGGTAGATCAAGAAGAGAAGTTGCTTATCAATTAGGTATAAAATTTAGAGTACAAAACAAAATTCCATTAGAGGAAGGTATCCACGCAGTTAAGGTTTTTCTGCCAAGATGCAAAATAGATATTGATAACTGTAAAGAGCTTATAAATGCTCTTAGACATTATCATCGTAAATACTCAGAAAAGGAGAGAGTGTTTGCTACAAAACCAGTTCATTCCTGGTCCAGTCACTTTTGCGATGCTGTTAGAGTGATGGCTACAGGCTATGAAGGATTAAAAAACATAAACGTAACAAGACAACAAACAGCAATCAACGATTACAAAATTATATAGCTATGGGTGGATTTATTAGAAAAATATTTAAAATTGAACAACCAACTTTTGAACAGCCAACAGTAGAGGAAGTTCCAGCTTACGAAGATGATGTAAGAGAAGAAGAAGTAGAGCAAGAACTTACAAAAGAAGAGAAAAAAAGAAAAGGTAGACGTTCTACAATACTTACTGGACCTCAAGGCTTGACAGCAATCGATGATGAAAACATCGAACAAAAAACTTTATTAGGAGGATAATAATATGGGTGGATTTAGTGGAGGATCATCTACAGGCGGTGGCGGTGGAGTAGGTCCAGCTGGAAGAAAATCAGATGGTTCTTACGGAACTAAAAGAGATGCAGCAAGAGCTAGTAGAAGAAACGAAGGTAGAAAAGCTGCAAAGCAAGTTGTAGATTTTATTAAAGGTGGTGGAGTAACTGGAGCTGTTGTAAGAGGCATTAGAAAAGCAGCAAAGAAATCAAAACAAAATGTTTTAGATTATGAAGGTCAAGCTGCTGGTGTAACGCCTCAAAGATCACCTAATAGAATAGGTGGTAGAGATAACGATAGAGACAATATAAATATTAATCCTAGAAAACAAAATCAAGGAATAGAAATGGCAAATGCTGCTGGTAGTAGCGCAGCAATGGCACAACAAAAAGCAGTTGCTGAAGCTCCAACTGGACCAACAGCAGTAGAAATGAACCAGGCTGAAGATCAAGAAACGGAAGCTGAAAGATTATTAAGAATAAAAAGAAGAGGTAGAAAAGCTACTATCTTAAATGTTCCTGAAGAGGAACTAACTTTATCTAGAAAAGTTTTATTAGGTTAATATGCAAACTCAAGAATTTAGACAATTAACTCAAGAGCTAAAAGATAACTTATCTCGTTTACAAACTAAAAGACAAACTTGGGAAAGTCATTGGCAAGAAGTGTCAGACTATATGTTACCAAGAAAATCTGACGTAAACAGAGAGAGATCTAAAGGTGATAAAAGAAACGTACAAATTTATGATAGTACAGCTGTACATAGTTTAGAATTATTAGCTAGTTCTTTACACGGTATGCTGACATCAAATGCGACTAGATGGTTTCAGTTAAGATACAAAGAAGCAATCTTAAACGACAGTGATGAGGCGAAAGAGTGGTTAGAAGATGCAATGGATAAAATGTACATTGCTTTTGCAAGATCTAACTTTCAACAAGAGATATTCGAAAACTACCACGACCTTATTGCTTTTGGTACTTCATGTTTATTTATAGAAGAAGATAAAGACGACATTATTAGGTTCTCTGCTAGACATATCAAAGAGATTTACATTACAGAAAACGAAAAAGGTTTTGTCGATACTATTTATAGAAAATTTAAAATGACTGCAAAAGCAGCATTAGAGAGATTTGGTAAAGAAAACATAAGTAGAGACCTTACAGTTAAATTTACGAAGACACCGTTTGATGACGTAGAGATTGTTCACGTTGTTAGACCTAGAAATATATTTAATCCAAATAAATTGGATAAACAGAATATGCCGTTTCAATCCGTGTACATGGAATATGAAACTGGACATATAATATCCATCGGTGGGTTTAGAGAATTTCCGTATGTCGTTCCTAGATACTTAAAAGCATCTAACGAAATCTATGGCAGATCGCCTGGTATGAACTCTTTGCCTGACGTTAAAGTCTTAAATAAGATGGTAGAGGTATCTTTAAAGGCTGCGCAAAAACAAGTAGATCCGCCTTTATTGGTGCCTGACGATGCAATGATCTTACCAGTAAGAACTGCTCCAGGTTCTTTAAATTATTATAGAAGTGGGAGTAGAGACCGAATTGAAAGCTTAAATATTGGAGCTAACAATCCATTAGGTCTTAATATGGAAGATCAAAGACGAAGATCTATCTCTCGTACATTTCATGTCGACCAGCTGTTAATTCAAGAAAATAGAACAATGACAGCGACTGAAGTAATGCAACGTAATCAAGAGAAGATGAGAATACTTGGTCCAGTAATCGGAAGACTTCAACAAGAATTATTAATGCCTCTAATTATTAGAGTATTTAATATAATGCTAAGAAATAAACAATTCTTACAAGCGCCAGAAATTTTAACTAATCAAGAAGTAGATATTGAATATGTAAGTCCAGTTGCTGTTGCACAAAAAGGATCACAGCTAGAAGGTATTATGAGAGGACTAGAATTATTTGGTTCTATATCTCAGATAGCTCCAGTAACAGATTACATAGATGAAAATGGATTAGTAAAACAGATTATAAATATTTTAGGTTTACCAGCTAAGATGATTAAGTCTGATAAAGAAGTACAAGAAATTAGAGCTGTCCGTCAAGAACAACAAGCAGCTCAAGCTCAGATGCAACAAGATATGATGGTATCAGAGCAAGCTAAAAATGCTGCGCCTCTAGTGCAAGCAATAAATGGCAAACAACAATAAATTAAAAGACTTAGTAAAACATTACAAAATAGTCTTTGGATCTGATGAAGGCAAAGCTGTCATCTCAGATTTGGAAAAACGATGTCACTATAACGTATCAACGTTTAGTAAAGACAGCACAACAGAAACCGCATTTATGGAAGGTCAACGTTCCGTTCTTCTTTTCATAAAAGCGATGATCTCAAAAAAGGAGTAATCTATGGATCAGACAACTGCTGAAACGCAATCTGATACATTAGCAGTAGCTGACGTATCAGATCAATCGCAACCTCAAGAACAAAGTATTGATTTTAAAACTTTGATCCCAGAGGAATATAAAGAAGAAAAATCTTTACATAATTTTTCTAATATGAACGATTTTGTAAAGTCTTACTTGCACTCACAAAAGTTAGTTGGTGCAGATAAGATACCAGTTCCTAATAAAATGGCGACCGATGAAGATTGGAACGCTGTATATGAGAAACTTGGTAGACCAGAAAATCCTGATGGATATAAGTATGAACTTCCAAAAGAAACAAAGCTTGATGAGGCAACTTTGAAAGCATTTTCAGACGAAGCTCATAAGTTAGGTTTATTACCAAAACAAGCTCAAGGTATTATAAATTACTATAATAATCTTGCTGAACAATCAGAGCAATCTGATAACGCTAGAGTAGAGACAGCTAAAAACGAAGCTGAGATAGAACTTAGAAAAGAGTTTGGTCCAGCTTATGATTTAAAAATAGCTCAAGCTAGAAATCTTGCAACTAACACATTAGGTGCTGATTTTCTAAGAGACACTAAACTTGCTGATGGATCTGTATTAGGTAATCATCCTCAAGTAGTTAGAGCTTTTGCTGATCTTGCATCTAAAATGTCAGAGGACAGTATGGTTCAAGGTGAAGCTACATCTGCAATGACTGTTAAAGAAATAGACACTGAGATTGAAAGCTTAACACAACCAGGCTCAGCATATTGGGATAAAACTCATATTAACCATCGTAAAGCAGTAAATGAAGTACAAAGACTTTATGAACTGAAAAACAATGGCTAACGAGAAGTTTGAACCTCAAGGTGAAATTACAGATGTTGAAATTAGACTTGAATGTCTAAGATTAGCTACAGAGTTTTCACCAGAAAATGAGCGGAGAGATCCGTTACCAATCGCAGATAATTACTATGATTGGGTAAAGAAAAATTCTAAGCGACAATCTAAAAAGACCGCTTCGAGTAAAGTCTAATTGCCGACTATAAAGGTAAAGATAAGAACCGTCTTTGACGGACAATCAAATCGATAAATCAACAATCAACCAATAAGAGGAGGAGACAATTATGTCATCTCAAATAACTACAGCTTTTGTACAGCAATATTCTGCAA